CCCTCTCTATCAAGTTCGCCAATACGGTCAGCAAAGTCAACAAAGTTTGTTGAAGGATCTGACGTAACAGTAGAGACAAACTCTTCATACTTATTAAAATTAATCATACATTCCACTCAGCAAATTTGGATAAACGGTTTTGTGATTCAGCGAACTGGGAGAGTTGTTCTCCTGTGTCCTCTGTGTCGATGCTGATTTCGGAAGCATCATCCGCAACATCATACAGCCTCATTTTGGATCTGTCAATTCCCACCATGAATTTTCTAGAGGTAACGAGGTCTGAGTATCTGTTTTTAAGTTGTTTGACCATGAGGCGACCCTGTTGTTCAAGCTCATCAGTGCTGATAAGAGCGAACATAAAATCAGCAGTGGCAGGCAGACCAAAAGACTCGCTAGTATCGGTAAGGTCAGGGTCACTATTGCCATAGCCAGAGCGAGTAGTTTGAGTAGCTGAGACAATAGGAACCCCAACTTCCACAGCAAGACCCCGCAGCTCCTCAGCAATCGCTTTGACATACGTGTAAGAGTTAACAATCGCACCTTTATACCTCACAGACGCACAGATGTTTAGATAATCAACAAAGATGATATCTGGTTTAAAGTCTTTCTTCAAGGAAAGATCACTTAGGAGTGCTTTGAAGTGTCCTGCATGAGCAGACGCTGTTGGGTACTCCTTGATAATAAGTTTGCCCTGAGTTTTCCTAGCGATCTCATTGACCTTGCTAGTGAAGAGAACTTCAGGTAGTTCGACAATATCTTTGACAGGTACATTCAGAAGGTTTGCGTCAATTCGCTCAGCAATTTTTTCCTCTGCCATTTCACATGTAATGTAGAGAACGTTGTAGTTCTGAGTGAGCGCGGCAGCAGCCGCATGGCACATGAATAGAGACTTGCCGACGCCTGTACCAGCAAGAGCGACGTTGAGAGTCTTGTTAGAGAGACCACCTTTGGTAATGAAGTTAAACTTCTCAAGATCAAAGGGGACTTTCTCTTCGACTCTGTGGTAGAAATCATAGCGGTCTTCTGCCTGTTCAATGTAATCGTGTCCAATGTGTTCATCAAAAGATACTGCTAGTGCTTCTTGTAGAATGCTAGGTATCGCATCCTTTGATATCTTCTTATCGCCTCCATCTGCGATCTTGATCGACCGCATAAGGGCGAGGTATATAGCTCGGTCTTGGCACCACTTTTCTGTGGCGTCGAGCAACCATTCGTAATCGACCCACTCGTCCGAGAGGTCGGATACCGTCTGTACCGAATCTTTGTACGCATCGTCAGTAAGGTCATTACGATTTTGTAAGTTAATCGTAAGCACTTCCTTAGTAGGGATTTTGTCGTACTTAGCAGCAAAGTCAGCAATCTCTTCAAAGACAATCTTTTCATGATATTCTTGGAAATAATCTGCTTTTAGAAAAGGAACCACCTTGCGGTAATACTCCTCAGTAAAGAGAAGGTTACGCAAGATAGTTTGTTCAATACGCTCAGTTGCCATAAGAGAATTCTTTTTGTGCTGCGACTTCCAGTTGTTCCATCACTTCGGGGGTGAAATATTTTTCGGGATCAGCAAGTACAGCAGAAGGATAAACGGAAGATTCCCCAATAAGAACCCTATTGCCGTTCTTCCCGAAGACTCCGTACTCGATACCCAGTTCCAGTAAGCCGTAGTATTTGTCAAGACCTCGCTCGTCAAAAAATAGACGTGTTGCAACTTTAGAACCCTCAATAGTTAGACGAGACTTCTTCGCCTCGCATTTGATAATGTTGCCAACTACTTCTTTCTTGCTATCACGCTCCTTAGACTTGCTGAGGTAAATGATAGTAGAAGCAGCATACTTCAGACCAGTGCCACCTCCCATCTCCTTTGTAGGGACATAGGAACCAATCACATCATATGTATGGTTGGTGACAATCATAGGCACTTGCGCTTGTCCTAATTTGAGGGTAAGCACACGGAAGGCACCCTTAATCAATTGACTCTTAGTCATGTCACGGACCTGCTTGTCGTTAGCAACGTCCTCCATCTCCTTAGTGGTGGAAAGCATACCAAGAGAGTCTAGCACAAACATCATAGGCACACGCTCCTCTTTAGGTTCCTTGAGATACTTGTCAAGGATCCTACATGCCTGAGTCCTGAACTCCTCAATGGTGGCGACAGGGAACAGCACCATACGCTTAGAGTCGATACCACGAGACTCAATCATGTCACGGGAAATGGCGGATTCAGTCTCAAAATAAATGACGCCACCTGTAGGATTAGCGTCAAGGAAATTACGAACGACGCTGAGAGCAAAAAAAGTCTTGCCCGTGCTTGATTCTCCTGCCAAGGCTGTAACCTTATTGGAAGGAAGACCTCCAAACAACGAACCACTAACCAAGGCGTTAAAGATATAACTGCCAGTATCGACATAATCAGTAATGTCACCAGCAGCAATTCCTTCGCTAACCAGACCAGCAAACTCGTTTCCACTTTCTTTAATTACGGTGTCTAAGAATCCCATTGATCTACTCGTTCCTCATAAAAGTTGACATAATTATAATTGTTCCGCATGAGTTTGGCAAATGCCATAGCGGTATCGTAGTCCTCAAAGCACTTGATGTCCTCAGGTCCTACTTGACCTACGACATGATTAGTCCATGTGACTACGAAGATTTTCTTACTCATGAAAAGAAGCTCGAAATTGTAATGGTCTTCTCGTGGGTCCAACCAATACATTGTAGCACGTTTTTCAACGGTTCGAGGAACGACTTTTCAAATTGTGTTTGATAGTCCACATACTTCTCAAGACCAAACTCCTTCGGCAACTCACCAAAGAAACTAATGCAGTTCTCGTGAATAGGATTAGGAGTCTTGAGATACATGAACTTGATCTTCTCACCTTCCTGAATGAGTTGATGCTTGTTCTCTACATTATGCTTCTTTACGTAGTAGTTGTAAAGCAGCGCCCCTCGCACAGCGATGGGAGTTCCTTTTTGGTAGATCTCAGTTGGGTGGCGATACTTAGCCAGGTTGTTAACTCCTCTGGGGAATGCAACCTCTTCATAAGGTCGCAGTCGTGTTTCTGTTCGCACGACATTGATAAAATCGATAAGCTCATCATTTGTTTTGCCGATAATGATCTTAAATGCTGCATACAATTTGTCCCTAAAATACGCAGGAGTAGAGCTCCTTGCCGTCTCAAGACCCATGATCTTCATCTTGGGTTCCTTGTATCTAACACCTTCACTGTCCCATACGTTGAGAATGTAACGCTTCTTCGCAGTCCAGATACCACGGTCAGCGATGTTCTCACGCTTCATTTGCATTTTTTGGTCGTATGCCGAAACATACGACGCAAGCTCTTCATATGAACGTTCAATAAAAGGTTCCAGTTTCTCTTGGCAGATCTTATCAAGTATGGTAACAACTGCTGCTTTGTCGCTAGACTTATTAGCAAAAAATTTACTAACAAGAGGTCCAAGATTAAGATAGATTGAGTCGGTATCGCTAGCGATGACATAATCTACATCCTCGGTTTGCAAAAGGGTATTTAGGTATCCATTCATACGGTTCTCAATCCAACGAATCGAAACCTGACCTGACAAAGTGATCGCCTCAGCGTTAGCAAGACGGTAATACCTGAAGTGTTCGTTGCCGATAGCACCATAAGCAGAGTTCAAAGAGATCTTCTTTGCCATCTGAATATTGTTACATCTCGCAATCTCTTTCATGAGTTCTACAGTAGGAGTTTTCTCGTACTGCTGCTTTGCTTTAAGCATTCTCTTCTTAAAAATAACACGAGAGTCATACATCTTCTTCATCATCTGAGGAAGAAACCCATGCTTTTCTTTTGTATACTGTGCGCCATTCGCACACACAGCAAAATCACCAGAGATTTCTACTTGCTTCTCAAGTATCTTATCAACGGTGACCGATGGATGTCGGGTATCCTGAAGCGTCTCTGGTGAGATGTTGTACTGCATAATAAGGTGAGGATACAGACTGTTGAGGTCAAAACTAACAACCCAATCATAGAATCCTGGGATCGGTTCCTTGACATAAGCACCCGCATACTTTTCAGTCTTGATCGCTTCTTTCTTAGGAGGAATAGCAATCTTCCTCTTCAAGAGCTCGCAGTAAATATAGTTATCCCACATGCGAACCTGACTAAACACATCTTCATAATTCACCTTAGCATCATATGCCATGGTGTATGCCAGTTCAATCAGTTTCATCTTGTCGTCTAGTTTATCCACCAGGCGAACGTCATGGATGTTGTACTCGATAAACTTCTGCCAGTCGTTCTCATAGAACTCTTTGAACGTATCGAACTCAGAGTGATCGAGTTTCTTCTCATTCAATTCAACAGAACAGATGTGATCCAAGCGATATGATTCTTGGTTTGTATAGGTAAATTTCTTATACAGTTCCAGGTAATCAAGTGTAGAGATACCAAGCATGTCGATAGAAAAGTTCTTTCTACCTTTGATAAAGATCTCACGCTGAGACACAAGTTTCCATGGCGACAAAAGTTTGACATACTTATCACCAAGAATACGATTGACACGGTTATGGATGTACGGCATGTCAAACAACTGCACGTTCCATCCAGTAATTACATCAGGGTAATTCTCCTGCCAGTATTCAAGGAATGCTCCCAACATGCTTTCTTCTGATCGGAAATGCATGTAGTCCACCATGGGGTCTTTGT